CTTTCTTTTATTAAATCCGACACCATCTACGGTTCCTGATACATAAAATACAAAATCTAACTTATCAGCTAAAACTCTTAAATCTACTTTATTTTTATATGTTTTAATTCCCATGATATATTTTAATAACCACCCCCTCCTCCACCAGAAGAACCACCGCCATAACCACCCATACTACCCCCTCCACCACCAGAAGCGGTAGTTGGTGTAGATGGAATATTTCCACTTCCTCGAGTTGGGTTTGTTAATGATGGTCCACCTGTTGATGGTGTTATGGGGTTATCCCCCTTTAGATTTAAATCATAATTCATTATCCAGCTATCCACCCCTTCATAACTTTTTAAAGTGTCTATACATAAAAGATTATTTATACTACCTTGTTTTGTAAATAATGAGTTAGTTCTATATTTTCTTTTATTACCTATAAATCTATCACTTAATAAATTAGTAACTTCACTTACTATTTTACTACCGAATAACTGCCCCCTATTATCTATATTATACGAGTTAGCATAACTAGAAATTGGGTTGGGTGTCTCTCCAGTTAATATATTGTTATAATATTTAGTACCCACTGTTGGTGGTGTTGGGGGTGTAGTTTCTGATATTCTTAGTTGGTATTGTGGTGCTGGAAAAGAAGTGTATCCTGTTGGGGATACTGTAAAGTGCCCTGTTAGTGCACTGACTATGGTCGTCCCTGTCATATTATAACACCTATACACAAACTTATCTCTATGGAATACTGAATTTTGGACTTTTACCCCACTTAACCATAATGTAGTAGAAGGTACTAATTGTTCAATTATTTTAACCCAATAGTCACCCATAGATTGAGCGTACTCCAACATTTTATTGTATGTATATTTGTTATTATCACCACAATTATTTCTTAAGTAATCTAAATACATTTGTTGTAGTGTTGGGTAACCCCCGGTTTTTCCATCACTTATGGTCATTCTATTTTTAGCGTCTATAAAATTTTTCCAAAAGTGTTGGTTAAAGGTTTTGAAGTCGTGTAATTTTGCATTCCACCTAGGATTTGTAGAATCCCATGTACCACCTGAATTAGGATATAATGATGGTAATGAACCCCCACTAAAAAAACAATCACTTTGTGCAGATTGTCTCCAAACATCATAACTTAAACCTTGTCCAATATTTAAATTTAATTCTACATTTTTTACATTTAATACTAATTTTTCATTAGTGGTTTGATAGTAGGCATCTCTATTTTTAAAAGTGTAATCTCTTGTTTGTAATCCTGGAGATTGTTGTGACCAAGATTTTTTGTCGTCTATAACTCTAGTTAAACCAAAACCAAAAGACATATGTGGAAATCTTCTAAATCTATCCAAATATGGTGATTTTAAATTATTGGAATATTGCCCTCTAGTCCAGAATCCACCCCAAGTAAATGGTGCAAATTTATTATTAATTACTGGGGTACAACCTGAAAGGATAGACGTATCTTCATCTAGTATCAGTTCTGATTTATGTTCTTCATTTCTTTCGTACCATCCAGCCCCTCTTTGAAAAAAGTAATTGTTGGTAATTCTTGGTTTGGTTGGAAACCCGTGTTCGTCTATTGGGTAATCCCCTTGACCTCCACTTACTGTGTATCTGATGAATGGGTGGGTTGTTGTCCCTGTAGAAATATAAAAAGCTGGTGATACCCCCATACTAAATAATACGGGACTAAATTTAATAGTTTCTGTTACATATGAACCCCCTGATATTTGTGACCATCTTTTGGTGAATCTATTTTCTGGTCGAAAATAGTTTGGTGATACCCAACCCGTATTCGTGTTGTCTGCTAACACACCGAAACCTGAAGTTCCAGTAAATGCACTATATTCTTCTGGTCCACCAAATTTATATTGTAGTGGTTCTGTTAAACGGATTTTTGAGTCTGCCAATACTACGTATTCATTAAACTCTATTAGTGCCTGTGGAGCACCCAATAACCCTAACATAAATTCAATAGATTTTCTTGTACCTTTAGATTTAAAAAGATACGCTGTATTCATTAAAATTCTTCTATAAAGTTCCACGTCAAGTTGTGCTGGAGTTTTACCAATACTTGTACCTGAATATGTTGGGTTGGATACTCCTAGTATACTGTCTAAAAATTTAGTATTATCTAGTGTTGACGGTGTGGACCAACCCAATGTTTTAGCGAAATTTTTAATTAATTTGTTAGGTATATTATTTTTACCATCATATGTTACATTAGTCATATATGCGATACCATCTACAAAAGTTTTAATATCATCAAAACTTCTACCATATATTTGTAATGTTTTTTCTACTTTTTGACCACTAGTATCAAATTCTTTTAATACTGGTGCTGTTAAAAATCTAGAAATTAAATTAGTTTTTTGGGTGTCTAACTCATCTCCTAGGTTTGCTAAACTAGTTAAGTATTGTGTATAAGAACTTGTGGTAATATCAAGATTTACTGCATCTTCTAAAGGCCAAGTAATTTCCTCATTATTAAAATAAGTAACTCCTTGGTCTGTTTCTTTTAATAATTTAAATTTTGCTGTATATATGGGGTTACATTCTCTATTTACTAGAAATGATTCCACATCACCAAATTCCTGAAATTGTTTTTCACTTTCTTCTTTATTAGGTTTTATGTAGTACTGCGTGGTTGTGGTAGTAGCTGTACCTAAAGGTGAACCTTTTACTGTTAGTTCAACATAGTTTGTTGTTGTAGTTTGTGGTTTTAAATTTATAATTTTATATTCTTTATCTGTTACACTACCACTAAATGTTAACACATATTTACTATATTCTGTTGTTAAATTTCTTATTGATGCAACACTACCATCTGCTATTTTTACAATAGTATTACTAGTATGGCCAAATTGTTCTAGATTATTAATTATTTGTTCTTTACTGAGGTGTTGTGTGATTAAATTACCATTTGTTGTAAATTCTATATTAAACGGGTTTGATAGATAATTTACATTAACTCTAAATGTCGTTTGGTCTCTACCCGCATCGTATATAATGTTAGTGGCTGTTGTATTACCAGTATTTAAATTTATATCTACACCGTCCACAAATAAGGCTCCAGGAAAAAAATTAATTATATTTTCTGTAGCTACTTTTAATCTTTTGTTTAAAGAACCATATAAAACAAAATTAGTTAAATCAGAGGTGTCGTGATTTATATAAACTTCTAAATTATTACTAGCTAAAGATTTTGCTAATTCTAAATCAGTAATATTTAAAGATTCTAGAGTTATAGGTGCTGAAAACCCACCTAAATTGTAATTTGTACTATTTCTTCTACTGTAATTTTGTGGTGTAGAGAAATTACCCATAGTCATCTGAGATGAACCATCCGTAAATTGATTACCCACTAAGTTATCACTAAAGGTACCTAGACCGTTAGGTGGTGCTGGGGGATATCTAAATCTCTTACTAGCCATCCTTGTTATTGATTAACTATTATATTATTAAACGCTTGACTGAAATCTATATTGTTACCTCTATTTTGTCTAACTTCGTATAGTTGGTCGTTAAATGCATCTCTTACTTCGTATAAGTCATATTGTTGGTAGATGTTGTTTAGTCCACTTAGGTCATATAATGTGTATATACCATTATCTATAGACTTAGTTTGGTTACCGTACAGAGCGATAGCCAAGGTATCAAAGTCATGGTCTACCATTTCAATATCTAAAGCTAGTGGGTTAAAAAATGTATTAGTTATTATAACTGATTGTCCTGGTTGCCCAATAAACGGTATCGCGTTAGGATTGTTAGATGGGGCACTAGTAGGTGTTAAAGTACAAAAAACTAAATTAGTTCTATTATTAGTATATACATACCTTGGTGATATCTGATTAGGATTTGTTAGTTTTGCTGCTACTGGTTCACAATAAAAATTAGATGTTACAATTCTGAAAAAATTACTTTTTTTAGAACCGTCTAACTCTAAATATTCTATCCTATAACCAACTAATTCAGATGGCCTAAATCTATCTCTAAATTGTATAGGTATAGCATTTAAATCAAAAACTAAACCTTTTACGTTAGGTAATGATGATAATATACCACAATCTATTATAGTTGTTCTTATTTCTATTGGTCTTATATAAACAGTGTATATACCTTTTTGAGCAAACACTGAAGAAGGTAGTTTTAAATCATATAATCCTCCTAATATTTCATTAGGGTTACCACCAGTACTGGTATTGTGAGAGTGTGGTGCAAGTACTTGAGTAGCTGGTAATTGAGTTATTATAAAGTTGCTGGATGCACTTCTGTCTGGTTGAAAATGAACTAAGACTTGTGCGTCCTCTGGTCGTACATCTGCTGGTCTTTTTATTCCGTATGCTCCTAATGCCATTTATTACGCTTCTTTTTCTATTTTATAAAACCCATAACCATGTAACGTCAATTCACCCATATTTGGGGTTAAATCTAGTCTTTGGGGTCTTTCAAAGACGGTTATTTTACCTCTTTCGATAAATATATTTGAACGTGTTTCAGGTCTCTCACAAACATTCATTAATACCTCTTCTTTTGTTAAAGGAGGAATACAACCACTATATTTTACAATACCTAAACCCATATTCTTTTATTATAAATATCTAACATCTAATTTATATTTATTAATTATCCAAATCCATTTTACATATGTGTCTGGTGATGTATACCACAAATAGGGGGTACAGTAGACCATCCTTGAGGACATGGTAATGATGACACAGATGTTGTTTGGATAGCCCATCCATTTTGTGAATATACACATTTATAACATGTAATATTAGATATTACTGGTGGACACTGGTCACCATTTTCATCACAACCACAATTCATCCATGTTCCAGTTATATCGGTTAAAGTACCATTAATTATTTGACATGGTATATTAGATACGTTAGAATGTGATTTTTTTGCTACTATGGTATCACTATGGTCAGTAGAACTATCGGCATTATTTGGATTTACACAACAATAACAACACCCGTCTGTTGGGTTGGTCACACAGTCATTATACGAGTAGTTCCAAAGCCCAGCATTACCTGGCCATAATGTCCAACTTATAGGCCAAATACCTAGATATGGTGCTAAGTGTAGTGAACAACATTCACACTCTCCATCAGGAAAACAAGTATCACCATTAACATCAACACCACAAGTTTGCCAACCTGCCCAAGCTGATTGTGGAAGACCTACATTTTGATTTGGTACTATACCACCATCACATCTTAAACTATTAGGGTTCCCACCTGCATTTAACCAACCTTGTTCATCTATTAATACACAACAATAACAACAATCATCTTCTGGGTCTATAACACATTCATTAACTACAAAACCCATAATACTGGAACTCCAATAACCAATATGGATTGGGGTGTATTGTGGTACTAAACTAAAATAACTACTTAAACTATTTAAACACTCGTCACACCCATCCCAACAATTCGCTTGACAATCTGCTAGTGACTGATATTGTCCACCTACTTGGGTTACACAACTACCGTTTATACATTCATAGTCTCTTGGTGAACGTCCTCCACAAGTTTCATCACAAGGCCACCAAGGAGACATATCCCCATAATTTACATTTTGAAGTTGAGTTACTGGTGTTGGTGCTGCCATGGTACTTCCGTCACATGCTAATCCATTTATAAAGTTATTATAACATATAGAAGGGTCGTAGAAACTTGTAGCGTCGACAACATCTCCAAACTTCTTTACAGAAATATAACAACAACCATCTAAGGGACTAAGTGTAACTTCATTATACCCCCAAATTAATCCTGGTGCCCATGTGGTTATACCACCCTGAGCGTTACTTGTAGTAGGGAGTGCCATAGAACCTGTCCAATAAGGAGCCCATATTCCCGTGAATTCATTTCGTATCAGTGCATGACCTACTGTTCCCACACAAGGTTCACATTTAGATACAGTAGTGGCTGTATAACAACAATTATCAAGTGGGTCATTTAAACAATCAGCTAAACTTGCATATTGACCACTTGGTCCAGCTGGTATACACTCACAATCTACAGTTGACACTGTCTGTCCTGGAAGACCTAATGTTGGTGAAATTGTTTTTTTACAGTCGTATCTGGTTGTAGAAGTTATACCTGTATTACAACAAGTGTGACTTTGTTGACATTCTGCTAAAGTAAAATAAGGACCAAATGGGTCTATAACACATTTACATAAACCATTATTATTTTGTTTACAATCATACATAGTGTCACCTGTCATTCCCGACCAACAACAATTTAAAGGGTCAGTTTGACACTCTCCCAAAGTAGCGTATGGACCTGTTGGGTCTGGAATACACTCACAACCATTAATTGAAGCTCTATATTCACATTTATAGTTAGTTGGTGTTACACCGGTCCAACAACATTTTCCTGGGTCAGTTTCACAATCGTGTAGAGTATTGTATACACCAAAGAAATCTGGTATACAGTTACAGTCAACTGGGTCACAAGTCCATCTAGTTTGTGTTTGTGCTGAACAACACGTAGTTGGGTCATTTTCACAATCAGTTTGGGTGTAGTAGTGAATTAGTGGGTTATAGGTTGTAATACTCGTATCAAAGATACAGTTACATTGAGACCCTGTTTGGGGTGCTATAACATTTTCACAAACCCAAAATCCACAACATGGGTCACTTAATAATGATTGGTTACATTGTCCTTGTGTTGCATATTGTCCACCAATACCAACTACCGGTACACAAGTACATGGGGTGGTAGGACAAAGACATTGGGTTGCTGAAGCGGTAGGATTTATTGCTCCACAAACATTCTGAAGTAAACTTTTTAGTTGGAGAAAATTCATTGCGTTTGTTGCCGCTAACCCAGCATTTACTAATTGATTAACCCAGTCTTGTTTACTCACGAAGGCCATTGGCATATAGTTGGCGTTAAAAGTTGCATCGTTACTACAAAAATTAAAGGACATCGTAATTGGGTATTGATATTTTTGATTGGAAACAGTCCCTAAACAACTATCACTACTAATGCTTTGTCCAGGGTTGGTATCTTGATAATAATATTCTGTAAATAAATCTGTTGGTGGTACATTATTTGCTGGGTCCAATATCCATATTATTGGTGCAAATCCAGTCATATTTCCTATAAATGTTTTACTTTGACAATCACCAGGAGAAGGTGTGGTTGTTCCAGGTATACAATCATAACTAATTCTATTAACAGGATTTCCACAACTTGAGTTACATGGTACCCATACTAATGTACCACTATTATTTGCGTTAGTTCCTGGTCCTGTTGGTCCTGGCCATACTGGGTTACTAGTCGCTAAATCATTAAGATAATATTGGTAGTATGCTCCAGGATTAAAAGTCCAAATATTCGCGGGGTCATCATCAACAGCAACATAACAACACACGTCACCATCCCAACTAGCTGTTACAACGTCCCCTATAGAGTAGTTTGTCCCTGGAACCCATGCTGGTGCACTACCAGTAAATGGTGTTACTGTAACTGAACCTACCATCCAACTATTCATCGGGTCATCAAAATAAGTATAACTGATAGAACCTATCACGGAACATTCATAACAATCACAACACCCACTATATGAAGCAAAAAATGCTGATGAAGTTACTCCAATAACACAATCTGTATAATTGTAATATACTGGGTTACATGTTCCTGGAGGTTGTGGTCCCGCACAAAAACAATCATTTATACAATCACCACATCCCCAAGTACAAACTGCTTGACAATCTATTAGTGATGCATGTGGTCCTGAAACAAAACTACTAGGTGGACTTGTACTGGTAAAAGCAGAACACCCTACTATATCTAAACAATAAAAATCAGTAGTGGCTAAAGTACAAGGATATCCTATTGCTGAACCAGCAGTTGCTTGTTCACATGCATATGGTGTTAATTCACTAGGTATATTCGTACATGGACACATATTTATACCCCAATCTACATCATTACAATTAGATGTACCTGGAGGTGCACAATCACAACAATACCTACAAAATTGTTCACAATCTGCTTGTGTTGCAAATCCTACACCCGCAAAATTATTTGTTACTTGTGCATCAAAGTAAGTGTTTGTTGGGTCTGTAGGTCCTCCTGCTAATTGTCCTATAGCCCCTTGTTGATAGAGTGGTGTTTGTCCCGCAAAATAAGTACTATTTCTACAAGATGATATCGGTACTGCTGCGCTGTAATCACCGTTTAATGCACCGTATGTATCACACCACCATTCTTCTGGAGGTGCACAACAATCACAACTACTAAATGCAGCCCAACAATCAAAAGCACTACTGTATGTAGTTGGTGCAACAGATAAAGCGTTAAATATACAATTACCTATTCCATTAGGTGGACAACCACATTCCCATGTACAATAGTCTTGGCAATCTTGTAAACTAGTAAAAGGTCCAGGATAACCTGGAGTATTAGGTGGTACTATAACACAACCTAAACCAGCTACACCCGCTGTAGATTCACAATTAGATGTATAATCACAATACCAAGTATCCGCTGATGTACTACCTGTACAACAATCTATTACTGATAATGAAGCAAGACATGCATCGAGAGATATAAAAGGATAAACAGGATGTGTAGCTCCTTGTGGTACCGGTGGGAACGTAGGGTACCCACCAAAAAATATACCCGTATTACTTTGATTAACCCAATCTTGTAGAACTACACAATTTGTAGTATCTGTAACTGGGTCTTCACAATAACAAGATGCTCTACAGTGTTCTTCACATGTATTGGCCGTATAACAATTTTGTGATGCTTGTGTAAACATTGGGTCGTAAACACAAGAAGATGGTGTACAACCACTTGGTGTACATTCGTAAGTTTGACTAGGTCCTCCACCACAAGGTTGACATCCTGTTGGCGGTAGTCCCGGTGTTCCTCCACAAGTTTCCCAAGGGTTTGGCGTACCGTTAGTTGCTGGTCCATCATCTGGTATAAAACAACTACAGTCAAATGTTGTTATACAGTCTGGTCCAGTTCCTATTCCACCGAATCCCCATAGGGACGGCATCATACAAACATAACAACATAAAGGAGAATCTGCATCAGAATGCCAAACCACATCATGTAATTCGTAGACAACACCTAACTGATATTGTCCTTGTGGTGATAAAACTGTTCCACCCATACCTATACTATTCATATAATCATCACATGGACAAATACAATCGTCTACCTGAGTTTCAGAACAAACATAATCCCCTAAAGAATTTAAAACTAAATTAGTGGTACATTCTAACATTGTACAATAAGGTAAGAAAGGGTTGGTACCTGTTGGGTCGCAATTCGCAGCAGCAGTAGCAGTATAATATGGCACATAATAACAAGGCCAATTACCTGGTGGGAAAAGTTGTTGATTTCCAGGTTCTGAACCTAAAGCTAGGGTATCGTCACATTCTGCGTGACAACATTCGGTTGCTTCACAACACGCAGAGAAACTACTATAACCCGTAAAACCTGGAGCTGGATTAGAAAATCCTAAAAGATTTTGTGCCATATAATAACCACTAACACCATCCTGACAATATGTGGGACCTTGATAATTAGGACTCGTGGGGTCAATATCTATAAAACAGTCCCATCCTGCATCACATACACAAAAATCATTACAATCGGTAACTGAGGAAAACCAAGTTACATTATCAATTACTCCAGCACATGGACTTTGTAATGTACATGGTGTCATTTGAGTACAGTCACAAACATAACATTGTTCAATTTGAGTACAGTCCGCAGTACAGGCAGAATAACCGTATCCTGGGTAAGTCGGATTAGTAGGTGAAACCCATGGTCCCCAACCACAATTACAATCGTAACATTCAACACAAGGTTGATTTATTGTTTCACAAGACCAACCACAAGGTACTATACCACCACCCATAGTAGCTGGGTCTTGTTGACACTCTTGTAAGTCTGCGTAGGTACCTCCGATAGTTACTTGGTAACACCCAGTACAACAATCCCACTCATAACCCGAATAATCACAACACGCAGAAGTACTATATTGATATCCTAAACTAGTGGTGAAAGCTGTTCCAGCGTTACAAGCTGCTAATCCAAAATCTGGTGTAAAATAAAATTGTGCATTAACGGCTAACCATTCATTTGGTGTTAAACCGTTAGGGAGGAAACCTGGTACCAAACCTAGTACACTATTTACGGTACTGGTGTACACTCCTGGGGTTGCATTTGCCGCGTCTTCAGCACAAGAGAATAATGTACAACATTCACTAGCATTTGATGCTGTAGGGGTTGTACAAGAATAAGCTGGTGGGTTACACCAACCTTCACAATCCATTTGTGTATTAAATACTGGTCCAGCTAATGGATTAAGAGGGTCAAAACTTGTATAAGCAGAATGACTAGAATTAATTTCAATACATCCAGTACAATCATATTGATTTTCACAAACCCATTTATCAGGGAAACACTCACCATCATCAAAATCATCTTTACAATCTTCATAGTACTGATAACCCTGAATAACATTAGTTGTAGTTGTTATTCCAGTACCTGGTACTAATTCACAACCATATAGGGGTATATTATTCAAATCTTGAGGACAAATCCATGTTGAACAACCTACATATTCCCAATAAGTGGTCGAAGTAAAAGCGGTTGGTGGGTAATTTGCACTACTCGCTGATAAAGCTTGGTAACAATTACCTTCTGGTCCTGTCACAAAACATCCTGGTAATATCCAAGCCGCTCCATTAACGTACTGACCTGCTGGGTCTCCTGGATTCTGACCACAATGTTGTATAGTAACGTCATCACACGGTGTTGAGGTTCCTGGAGGACAATTAACACAGTCCGAAGAACATGCCTCCCAAATATGTTCCATTGGAATATTATTTTGGTACCATACACCTTGTAGTGTCATAGAAGGTGGTACACCTGCCCAATCCGAAATTGTTGAACCTGTTTGGAAAATATCTTTAACAGCCATAAAACAACAACAAGTATTGTATGTGGTATCAAATACTATATCACCCACTTGATAGTCTGTATATGGTGACCAAACACCTCTTTGTGAATTAAAACTAATAGAATTCCACACACCCGTTATCCTATCTATATATTCATCTTTTGTTTCACAAAAATCACAATCTTCTACGGTACATTCAAAACAATCATATGCTCCAAAAGACAAAGCATTAAGACCACAACTGTCAGCGACATATAAAGTAATTCCGTTATTGAAATCATAAAAATCTATTGGTGTTTGGTTATTTGCGGAAGATATCGTATAAGCGGTATATATGGCATTTGCTGTGTTGATATACCCATACATACCTGTTTCTATATTATTTGTATTAGGATTAACTACGTCACCCCCAATAGGTACTATAGTGTTATAGGTATACCCGGGAGGTAAGTTTGCGGAATTAGCTGTGGTGTAGGTTTGGAACGCACCCAAAAGACTTTCTGTTACACCTGTAACTTCAAAACAATTGGGGAATTGTGTCATTCCTGTGTACTCGTTGATATCTGTACCACTGTCCCACGGTATGTAATTACCTTGACCTAGAGTACCAGATGGGGCAGAGGTGTAACCAGTACCTATAGTTTGACCTGATGCGTTAATAGTTAAAGCACTATTAGGTGGAATACCACCTATTGCAGCTAATTGATTATAGGTATAGTTAGGTGCTGTAATAATTTGAGAAATAGAAGTGGGCCCCCATGGGGTATCTTGTGTTATGGTAATCCTATATTGTACTGGTGGACCACCCATATACGTGTGGGACGCAGAAACAACACCATTATTATAAACTAAAGTTGTTGGTGCTGTACCGTCACCCCAGTCAATAGTAAATGGTAGGTCTTGCAATTCTTTATAATAACTAAAATCTGTGGTATTAGTAATTTTTATAGTATCACCAGGCATTACAGTAGTACTTGCTGTGAAAACAAAATTAGAAAAGGTATCTTTTTGACTTATATTACCATCCCATAAAGAGTAGTGTCCAATATCATTAAAATCTTGTGAAATAAATAATGTTAGATTATTAAGGTATGGGTCTAAATTATTATCACAATTACAAGGACCTATATTATAATTAATATTATAGTCTGAAGTTAGGTTAATTGGTTGATTAAAGTTAACTCTTAAGGATTCAAAAAGTGTTATAACATTATTATAACTTTCCCCGGTTACTACAGTATTTGCTAAACTATCTACAACATTTATTCCATAAAATGCTTTATAAGCGTAATTCCCTATATTTCTACAATGACCACTATTAGCAGAAGTATACAAATCCCACAATATAATACATGGGTTACTAAAAGAACACTCTCGTAATTCTAAAGGAAAAGTTCTTATATCACCACTTAACGCATTAAGAAGTTGTGACCCTGTAGAGTTATACATACTCATACCAGAACAATCCATACTGTTATTAATTGGCCAGTAGTTAGTACCTCCACTACAAGGTAATGACGTATAAATGTCGGGGTTAGTTCTTTTTATTCTAAAATTTAATCTTTCCATAAATTAAGGGGTTGTTGGGTTAACATATTCGTAAAATTTTATGGGTTGTTGTCCTGGTGGAAAACCTGTTCCTACTTCAGAACCCATACCAACTTGTCCTGCGTTATAATTATTTATATTATATTTTCTTACTTTATAACTAAATTTAGGGATAGCTGTTGGATTTGGGTTTATATTTAAAAGTACCTCGTAGTAAAAATAATCTGTAAAGTCATAGGTTACAGTACCAGATACAGTAGGTGAAGGTGGACTTTCATTTACCATTCTTGTGACTTTACCTGTTTTTGCGTTAAAAAATTGACAGGACATATAAAATACGTTCCCCTCAAATAAATCTCTTTTTTTATACCAGTGTATATAATAATTTTCATTTAATCCTGGCCTTGGTCTTAGTCTAACTTTTGGTTCGTAAAGTATCCAGGAAGGCATAGTGATTCCTTGGCTAATTTGTGTATAGTATTCCAAAGCATCTGTCATTGGATTGACGGGCACACTATCTCCTTTTAAACAATTATTTAAAGGCATAATATTAGAAAACATTATTTTTTGTTGTTTTCTGTCGGGGGAATCATAGAAATTAAACTTAAAAAAACTTCTAACAACAGAATTTGCATCATTAGCTAATTCATTGTCTGTAAAACCTACAGTCTGGAATTTATCCTCGTATAATTGCGTTACTGGATTAAAAAACTCGAATTGGTAATAAACGTCATTACCACTTACTGAATTATTAAAGGAGTATCTAGTTGTTTCAAAATCTTGTATTATATTTATATTATCTTGAATTTCTACCTCTTCATAGGTGCTTATTAGCTGTTCTCTACCTACCTCATCAAATGTATCCCCAATAGGTATAGTAATCTTTCTATCCTCACTTGAGACTTTTAGTTGTATTCTATTGGCACCCATCGGTATACATGTTTAAAATATTTATAGTACTAGCAGTGTACTCTGGTAATGTTAGTATAGGTCCTATCGGTTCTATCGTGAATTCCAGTGTGTGGCTTGGATAGTGTGCGTCATTAAGATAAGGGTATGCTACTCCATTTTTTTCTTCTTCAAAATAACCCACAGGTAATAAGGGACGCCATCTAAATGTACTTTCAACTAAAGAATAAGTAGAATACTGCGGGGATGTAAATAGTGTGTCGTTAAAATTGATACCATTCGATAATTTTCTGATAGGTATACGATGGTGTGGTTGGTACTTATATATGGATTCTACTTGAGGATACATGTAATTTCCTGAATCTAAAGCGTCCGTATTAAATTTAAGTGAGTGACCTAATTCTGATATTATTCTTTCTTTTATTTCATATGGGTTGTATTCTACAAAAGCTCCTCTATAGGTAGTACCACTAACTGGTAGTGGGTCCACACCATTTGTATTAGTTTGAATTATATTAGTTGGGTTGGTTCCGTTATCCACAAATGGGTCTACAAAACCATTTTTTCTAAAATTCCAACCCCAACCATAACCACAAGGGGAATTACCACTAGTATAATCCCAAATTAAATTTCTATTACTAGCGAAAATACTTAGATATAAATCAATCACAGGTCTATTAAGATTGTCATAATACATACTCCTATCTATATCTTCAGTTATAGTCCATAAAAATGATTTAAATTCTTCTTTAATTACTGTTTTACCTGGATACCCGGGAGGTGTTTTACGTCCTTTAAATACCCTACCTTTCTTATTATACACCCCAAATTCAAAACCTGTTCTTCCCAAGGTATAATCTCGTGGGTTAGTTATTAATTTATGTTCATGTGTGTAGTATTCACTTTTAGTTTCTGGGTTATCTGGGTTTACGAACCTTTTGAGTACTCCGACACCATTGGGTGGCATTGCGGTTCCACCACCCGCATTAATAGTTGTATTAAGTAATCCTCGTGTATTAATATTTATTATATATTTTTCTGAACCAGCGAATTCATTACCCAGTGAATCTACTTCAAATAAAGTTTGTACTCTAGTATTTAATACACCTAAAACACTAACTTGTAATACAATACTTCCAATAAAATCTACACCACCAAAAGCAAATGTTTGACCTCCTACTTCAGGTTGTAATTCAATGTACTCACCAGGTATTAACCCGTGAGGTACTGGTGTTGTTATCCTTAGAATTTCTTTTCCTTGGTCATTTGTAACTTCTAGTTCAAATGGTATACCATCACTAGATATAAAATTTAAACCTTGATTTAGATTATAATCACTATAATAAGTCATGTGTTGACTTGTGTTAGCGGAGTGAACATATGATATATATAATAACCAATTATCTTGGTAAGAAACTAAATCATTATAGTTAAATGTCTTAGTTGATGGTCCAAAAGGTCCTGGAGGCATAAAATCAAAAGTTCTTGCTGGTGGGAGACCTAGACAAGGTGTGTTAGTACAACCTAGATAATCTGGTAAAAAATACATACTCTCTAAAAAATCTGGGTCAGAGGTGTTTCCTGTTATTATATTTTCAAATAATACATCAATTTTACCATATAACCTATAAAATTGTGAGTAGTCTCTTTCAAAATTAAATTGTTCAACAACATTTAATACTCTATTTCTATCCCCTTGAATTAGTGTTCTTTTTTCGGAGGTAAGAAGTGGTTGTAAAGAAACGTCAAAATCTTTAGCTCCTTTATATTTGGAACTACCTTTTACTATTCTTATGTTTTTTCTATTACTCATTATACTACTGTATCCGCTAATTCTTCATCCACATATAATCTAATAAAAGTGTTATATGAAGTTGCTCCTGGTCTCAAACCAAAGTAATAAAATAGTGGTTGTGAGAAATTTATTTGTCCCGCACTATCTGGTGTAAGTATTGGAAATTGTGTTGCTCCTGTAAATCCTATATCGAATCCCATGTTATTCTGGAAAGAAGATGCTGGTGGTAAATTATTATAAGTAAAAAATACTGGTGGTGTTAAAGATAATCCAGGTATTACTGTCATTCCTTGAGCCGGTGCTATAGCAACTCTTTCGGAATATCCCCCTGTTGTATACATCCAATCATTAAAAGTACTACCAAAACCTGAACCAGGATTACGTATAATCCAAGGATAAAAAGGTACTGTTTGACTACTAGCAGACAAATCTAAAGTTGCACAATTAATTAAATCTTGACCACTCATTAATATTTGTGTTGACGATGTAAATAGTAGTGGTTCCCATTCTATATCTGAGCCTCCTCCATTCATGGTACTCCAATCAACATTTACAGCATTAGGTACATAAGTATTTGGTACGATATTCATCGGTGGGTACTCCATACCAGGAACCGGTGGTAACTCAGTTTCAGGGGAGGAACAGTCACAAATGGTAGAACTCATATTAGTTTCATACCCGAATACACCTAACATACAATTTTGCATTAATGCCTGTGCGACATCTCCACCAATCTCTTTTTCCGGTCTAGTAAACATGGTATCCTTCATGAAATTTGGGTTATATTGTTTCGCGTTATAGATATCAGCTACCAAATCAGTGATATTTTGGAATGTTGTACTACCTATTTGGTCTGTTATCGAACATTCCTCAGCGTATGATGGGTCTAAACATACTTGTTGTATACATTGGTTTCTGGAACCCAAATCTGTCATCGTAGTTGGGAATAGGATGTGTCTATCCATATCCCCTGTAGAGTGTAGGTCAGTACTTAGGTTACCTGGAGATAACCAAGCGGACCATACTCCATCCGTATCACCTATAAAGTTACCAGTACTTGCCGCGGTAACTCTAAATGGTGTTGACCTATAATAAAAAACGTTATCTATTGGATGAAGGTAAACAACTTTCCTACAGAATTTTGAGTCTTCGGCATAAGTGTCATATGTTTCTCCATTCCAAAACGCTGTATACCCATTTGTTGTTAATTCTAATTTTGCCTTAAATTGGAATTGATATAAGAATCCACTTACCCAATTATTTTCCCAGAAATAATTCATTATTCCGTTACATAAAGCAGAGGATAACTTTTCTCTTTTTATCCACTCATATAAAACTCTCATGTCTAGATTTTCACCCAAACATCCTGGATTAAAACATATTATTTTAACATAACAACCCCCCGCCGCATAACCATCAGTAATAGTATTGGGAGAAAATTCTTCGGAATTAAAACCGTATGTATTTGAACAACAAATCACATCTTCTGATGTTTCGGTTGGTGGGTTGGTTGCATAAGCTCCTTGCCCACAACAATCATGTTGCCATTTCATTTCAATACCCATTCCACCTGCACCCGCCGCATTACCAACAGGACATGGTTGTATTTGTGTTGTTGAACCACTGCTAGGTATACCATCTGGACAAGGTGCATTAGTTGCTAATGTATCAAATTCACCACTCGCTGATGGTCTACATGAACATTTTTCACACTCTGGGTATTTAGTTTGCCTTAAAGAAAATAAAACGAATCCAATCCTTAACCCAAAATACATACAGTCAATACCACATCCAAAACCTGTTAAACTTATTTGACCACAGAGCTGGGGTGGGGTAGGCATAAAATTACCAAAATCGAGTATGGTAAAGAAGGTATTGAATGGCCATCCCAAGTATAATCCTATGGTCAAACTATACAGCCAACACCATAGTTCACAAAATGCATATATAATAAATAAAACTATACCTAATATCAAACCTAAAATTACAGCTAGTAAACTTACTATCAAATTTACTAAGAGGTATATAAAACCTAAAAAAGTTATAAAGAAATCATTTAGATATAAGACAAATTTCATCCTTCTAACCGCACTATTAACTGGAAAGAACATTGCTGAAGTTGCACATTGTTGTTCCATTTCTGGTAAAATCTCTTTTATACCTATAAACTGTCTTCTACCATTATGTTTGATATGGTCATGAAATTGAGCACATGTATATACTCTATTAAACGTCATATCATAAAACACATCTTCTGCACCGGGCATTAGATGTCTTTGAGCGTAACCGTGATAATCACTATAGTTTATAGAAAAAGCATAACTTCTTGGGTCGATTCCAGGCCAATCACCATCATCATTAGATTGAGTATTAAATTCTCGGATGTTAGGAACTAAGTGTGCTCCTGAACGTCTTTGTCTAGCACTACCTCTACTTTGTTCTGGTTTAATTCTAAATCTACACCTTGCTCGTGTTGGTACACCTTTACTTGGGTCTTTAGATAAAACTAAGTCTCCAAATTCATTAGTGATTACATGGTCTAGATTCATAGGTACATGTACAAAAAATGCACCGTCATTATCAATTACCCTACCACCATTTTCAAAATAAAATCTTTCTAGTACAGGGACTTTACCACCCAGAGGGGGTCCAGTATAAGTTTCCCCATCGTATGTTGGGAAAGCTGCTGGGTCATCTTTAAAAAATGGTGTATACCTTATACAATCTATGATACCTGGTTGTGTTATTAGACTACATAGTTCACCCATATGTCTTCTTGGTTTACATTGCCTATTAACTGAATCTTTATCGGTGTCTTGTGCGGTACTACCCATAAATACGGATGTTGGTTCTAGTTTAAAACCAGAATTACCTAGGTCAAAATCTACTCTTGTAATTGCCGCCCTACATTGTTCTTCATCCCCCCAAAAAGGTTTAATATCTATTGTTTTAGTTTGGTTTATAATTTGTGGTAAAGAATCTATTTCCGCGTCTGTTCTAAATCTAGGTCCATCAAAATCTGATTCTGGGAACCCTTTAAGTTTAAAATCTTGTGGTAATAGGGAAAAACAACCTATATCACTTAAGTCCACATCCATCACTATATTTTGAGAACCTGTGGGAACCCCATATATCATAAAGTCACCTGACTCATTAGTTTTTACTGTAAACTTATAATATTTGTCATACACATATTTTACTTCTTGTTGGGTGAGTACCGAGTTTAGTGTTGGGAAAGTTCCTACTGGTGTATGACAATCAAAATTTCTTTCTGAACTTAGAAGGTTGTATCTAACCCCGTCTTCATTTTTTTCATATGGTTCTTGGTATGGATATAAGAATTTAACTACTTCATTATCTTCATCCTCAGCTTGTAGTGGAATAAATATAGAAACTTTAGCGTTAGGGATACCAAAACCATTATTTGCTGTAACTCTACCAACCACAACACCAAAATCAGCACACATTCTTGTATACACTTCTTGTTGTGTTAAAGAAAGACTAAGAATCTCTAACAAATCAAATTTTTGGTCTAATTCAAAAGTTACATTCTTATCTTTACCTACTTCTGTTCTTACTCTAAAAGATTTACTCATATATAATAAAAAATTATCTAAAATAGATTTATACTACCTATGAAATAAATAGTTCAACCCTTAAAAGTAAAAGTAATTAGTTAGTTAATATAGTAAAGTTTAGGTGAAGGTTGGTTTGTTTGGTTTTCTTACCCTTATAGCTATATCTTTCTCTGGAAATCTTACTTGTAGTATCTCATCTGGTTGAGCATATATAGTATCATCAAGTAAAGCTATTTCTCTAGTACTATCATCCCCATAAGGTTGTGAGGTGATTGATTGTGAGTATTGTCCACCCACTTTATTGTAAATTCTTAAATTTACTATGTTTAAAACACCTGGTTGGTTCATTATTTGACTTCTTAGTTCCCCCATCGATAAGTCTTGCCCCATTTCTATTTTATTAATATTAAAATAGTTAGTTACCTGTTCTACAACATTACCCACTATTGCTCCAGAATTAAAAGAGTCTTCTATTATTAAGTCTATTAAAAAAGATATGTCGATTACTTTTGCTGGACCAACCACTATATAATCATTCATCATCCTATAGTTTGATAGGTAGGTTGCGATATTACTCTTTAAAGTACTAGTAACTTCTGAGGTTAGTTTTCCATCAGGTGTATACGAAAGTATGTTTAACATAACCTTATTTTCAATCTCTGTAACACCTACCTTTGCGGGTGCTCCAAAAGTACTAGGCATCATACGTAATTTAGAAACATAATCATTTATAGTTACAGCTCGGTTTTGTGCGGCAAAATTGTAAGATATATAATTTCTTATTTCTTCAACAGACATAGGGTCCGCACCTCCTATTGCTGAAGTTACGTTAGTAACAGCTAAACTATCCACCACCGATTGATTTATTTGTCCATTAGGTCCTGCAACCACAAAGTTTACTTTACCAACATTAGTTATAGCTCCTGCCCCTAGATTCGATACTTTTCCACCACCAATTCTATATTGTATAAATAAAGTACTATTTCCTTGTACCATATTACCTAAAGCAATATTATTCATGTACTGTGACATATTTAATTTTACACCTTTTTTTGCAAAATCATCTAAAAGGTCTTGTGATGTTTGATTTCCACCCCCAAAAGTTAAAAAGAAATAACCTTCTGGTGTGTATTGTGTTGTAAATCTTTGATTGACTTCTAAATATTTACCTACTTTGGTACCTACTTCGTCTGATGGCATAGATGGGTCCTCCACAAATACTTCATCTTGAGCTAATGCTTCTACCTCATACCATTTGTTGGTATTTACAGCTAAAAACTCGGCATTAGTAGGTAGTGTTTGGTATCCTAGTCCCGATTTTTGCATTACGGAGGTTACACCTACAACATTTCTTTCCGGTAAAAATAACTCGTAAAATGGAGTAGCTAAAGAATCAGTTATTTCTTTTTTAAACACTTTAGTTACACCATTAACAATAACCTCTCTTTTAACTATAGTATAATTTTGTATGATACCATTAACATCTCTATTAGGTATTTTAGTTCTATTAACTATACCTTCTACATTATATTGTGTAGAAAAATCACAGTCGTTTACTAGTTCAAATATTTGACCAGCACCTCTAAATTGAGCTCCTCTACTTAATTTTCCTAGGTATCTGAAATCTTCTTTATCTCCTAAAGCTGGTACAATTATAGATATGTCAGCTACCGTTATTGATGGTCTGTTTCCAGGTATTTTTAATCCATAAGTTTTTGCTAAATTATATAAAGAACTACGTTCTTGTGCAAATTGTAGTGTTGTTTCTTGAAATGTTCTATCTATTTGGAAATTAAGATTGTCTGCAACTGCAGCATTTAAATCTAAAAATAAAGAATAGATAGATGCGTCATTAGCGTTTTTAATTAAGTCTGGATAATAGGTATTGGTAAGTCTTAGTAATTCATTTCTTACACCTAGAAAATCTCTTTCAGTATATGCTATTTTTTTCTCTGCCATATTATAAATTTATTATAACAAAATCTTTAGTTTCAAAAAACCCATCACCCGCACTATAGTCAATCCTTATCCTCATAGTATACTCTCTCTCATCTTCACCTATGAAACCAAAACTATTATCATTTATGTTTTCCGAAGTATCATTTTTTTCTTCTAACCTTACATCTTCTGCTGTTTTAATATCAATATCATTAATAACCAAATTAGGCATAAATTTTTCTACAGCATCCTTAATTTCATTATTAATACCTACTCTGGTGGTCGTATCCATTGGTTCATAAATATACTTCATAAGATTTGTACCAAAATCAGGTAAGAAATACCTGGTACCTTTTAAAGTTAATATTAAATGAACTAAACTAGATTTTACTTCCGCATCCGTTGTGCTATTTAACCCCAGGAAAAATCCTTCATTACTATCCGTAAATGGAAATGTTATACCGTACTTTTGATTAGGCATGCTTTTTTTATAATAAATACTTCAAAGATTAGTTTGGTGACTATGTATATTCTTATCTATTCTTTAATTCTTTGTTCATTTTTTGGTGGGGTGGCCAATAAGGACAGTGTTTACACCCATTACCACAACAACTACCTCTTTTAATGTGGTATTCTTCTGTCATAACCATTTTTCCATCTTCCCAATAAAAATCTTTACCTTGTAGTTTAGGTTTTAAAAATTCTCTGTAATGTAGTTCTGTTATCCAATCGTCTTTTCTATTCATATTTTATATCTATTACATTTTCTTTATGTTCACAATGAGGACATGTTATTTTTTTATTACCATGTAAATCTTTATTATTGTTTAAAGACAATAAATGGTAGTCAGCAACTGACCACCATTTATGACATTTACCACAATTAAAGTGATATATAACTTCCTTACTAACCTTATGCTTCATTCAATTGTTTTTCTTTATCCATAGTTTTTAAGTCCACATCTATTTCACAAGTTCCACCCGCACAAGCTAATTCACCAGTTAAGTTTGTATTATCATCTAATTCAACAACTTTACTTAAATCAACATCTTTAAGTGATTCCATCATTTCGTTATATTTTTCTTCCGTAATATCCTCAAAAGGTGCTTGGGTGTATGTTCCACCATCATAAGGTAGTACTGATAGACCATTATATGATTTTCTATTTTCCCACATCCATTCACCTGCTTTATCCCAATCTTCTTGTTTTAAAGATATTGTAGCTGAAACATTATGTGAGTTTGAACCGTTTCTATGTCCGGAACGAACCCATTCAGTTGCAACTTTTTTAACTCTCTCTAACAAATCAAAAGCTGATTCAGTTCTTAATATAGAACCTTGTGGTGCTTTTTGTGGTATACTAATAACTGCAGTATCATGTGGTCTGAAGTATTCATCTTCAACTAATTCTGGGTGATTAATCTTTAAATAACTATAAATTGCTTCATTTTTACCCACCCTAACTCTTCTAATATAAAAATCATTATGCCATGCATGAATACCTGATGATGTTCCTAATGTTAATGAAGTTGTACCAGCTGGTTTTACTGTTGTACATCTTGCTGAAGGGTTAATATCTATCAACTTAGATACTCTAGTATTTTCTCTTTTAACCAAACTTGCAGCTTTTTTCATATCATATTTTAACACTTTACCAGAACCTATACCTGTCATTGACACACCTATAAGAGCGTCTTTCTCTGTTGTTTCTTGCCATATTTCTCTTAAATAATGGAAAGCGGTATACCCTGCTTGAAGAGTCCCAATAAATGCTGCAGCTTTAACTCTTTCATTTAAATCTTCTTGTGATTCTATATTTGAAACATTTACTTCACAAAGATTACAAAACTGGTTAGGTCTTAAAGCTATTTCGCAACATGGATTTGTTCCCCAGTCTTTATCATTATTTA